TGATAAAACAGTCAATAGTTAAGGATTACTACTTTCGGGAGCGACCCTAGACTGTTTTTATATCATCACACAAAAATACCCACCACAAATAAATGTGATAGGTATTGTTCTGCAATAAAATATGTAACAAATAAAATAAAAAAGAGAGCAGATATTTAATCTACTCTCTAATCATCTTACTATTTAGTTAGGTGCTATTTAGTTATCAATTATTACTTGAAAACATAAATTATTTCATAAGAGAGTGAGCAAAGACTCTCGACATTTTTAATCCTATTCAATTATTTAATTGTTATCTACTATATTCTATGTAGACGATATACTAATCCCTACTCAACAACATCTTTCTTCTTCCTAGACTTCTTAACCTTCTTAGGAATTACAATATCCACAACTGCATCTTTCCACTTTTTACCTACTTTTACTTTAACGAAGTTGGAGGCAGGTATTTGAATCTCTTCACCATTTTGAGGATTTCTACCTTTCCTACCTTCTCTTACAGTCGGATCAAGAGTAAGATAATTATTTAATTTTACCTTTTCACCTTTACCTAGTGCTTTCTCAACACTTGTTAGAAATGCATCCAATGCAATTTCTGAGTCCTTTTTTGTCATACCGCTAATTTCACTCATGCTACTAATTGTCTCAAATCTGTCCATAAAAATCATTTCTCCTTTTAATTTATAATTTATTTTTTATTCCTCAGTTCTTATTTCTGAGGTTAACGTAAGTATACTATTATATTTACAATGTGTTAATAGGAAATTGAAAATATTTTTGAGAAATCAAAAAACATTCTTCCTTCCAAATCTCTTCTGTAATGCATCTTTCATTACTTCAACATGAACACCTGTTTCTCTCATATGTTGTTTTGCTACAGAAAGTATAGGACGAGGTTTATTCCACCAAAATATCTTATTCCCGTACCCCATTTGCATATTTTCTAATAAACTCTTACCTAAATCATACCCATAACCAGCATAATCATAATCATCATTTCTTTTTGCATCATCAGTTACTTTCAATGTCATATTCAATACACTATGATTCATTTGTTGAACATCACCAAGAGAACCACTACCATTTACAGCACCCATACCACCATAATCATTACCACCCCTACGATTGTAGACTTCAGGTGTTCCTGAATTGTAAATCTCTGTACTTACGGCAGTTTGGATTTCCTCTTTAACGTGCTTTGCTAATTCTTTTCGTAAGCAATCATTAACTTGCTTTTTTATTTGTTGCTCAATACGTTGTAATTGTTGTTGTAAAGAGGAGATTTTATTCACCTCCTTTAACAATAATCTTTGGATAACTTCTTTCTGCAACATCAATATTATATTTTAATTTTATTTCTTTATTAGCAGTTATTTTAATTAATCCATAACCATCCAATATTTCTTGAATACTACGTTTCCACTGTGTTTCTGTTATATTATCAATTTTCAATTCTTTTTCTAAAACATAACCTTTTTTCTCTATTTCGTCTAAAATATAAGATGCTATTTTACTACTATTTTCATTAGATTTTTCAGAAGTGCCTAATTCATTTTCATAAATATATTGAGGATATATTTTATTTGTTAATTCTTTACCAAATGTTCTTAATAAATATTCTCTAGAAATACCTTTTAAAGATATATTGTTATCTTTTAATGTTTTAGCAATTTTATTGCTCTCTTCTAAAGAATCTACACCATATTGATCAATACTATAAAAATTAACTAATTTAGTAAGACCATATTTTGCAGCAATATGTTTTGCTTTATTAAAAGTTTCTTTAGGTAATTTCTCATGTGGTATTTTATTTAATAAACTTAATAGAGCAAATAATGTAATACTTTGTGATACTTTAGTTCTATCTTTTGAACCAAAAATATCCATAATTTTAGTCAGAGAAGCAAAAAACAATGGATTTTCATCTACACAAAAATCTTCATCTTTTATATTAATTTTTGCATAGTTATTTAATGCAATTAGATTATTCTTTCTTGTTCTTATTAAAGAATGTAGTTGAGGATATATTTCTTTAAATTCATCAGATAATAATAATTCAATATTTATATCAAGTATTTCTAATTGTTGTTTTTGCCATTCTGTTTGTTGTAATTCAATATTATATACTTTCTTAATAAATTCAATTGCTTTAATTCTTTTACATTTTGCTAATTTTTCTACTAAAGATATTATTGTATATTTTGCATCACAACCAAAACATTTATATATTTGTGTTCCACTGTCAGTTGTATAAATATGTGCTGAAGGAGTATCATCTTGATGATCAGGTAATATACAATTTACCATACTATGTATATCTGTAAATTCACATAAATCTATTCCATTAATAAAATCATAAACTTCTTGTTTGTTTACACAAATTATTTTGTCACCATTTATTTGAAGAAGATGTTTCATTAAAATTACATCTAAATATTTTATTGCATTAAAATGGGAAAATTCCTCGTAAACCCTTACAGGACGGGGACTTTGAGCTTTCTGCATACTAATAGAAGAAGAGTTTATTGTATTAGTATTGATTAACCTCAAAGTAGATGAATCAACTATACTTTTTAATATATCTTTAAATTTAATCATAATATTATTAATATTTATTCTATTATTATAATCACAATTAATTAATTCTTTTCCACCAAAGAATAACCTTGTAGGATCAAAAGTTACAGAATCACTAGTAGGAAATAATGCAATTAATAATTTCTGAAATTTATTTCTTGTTTCCACATTAGTTATTACTATATTACTACAAAATACTAATCTAAATTTTTCTTTATATTGAGTATATGAAAAAGTTTTATAACCAAACACAGGTAATATATTTAATTCTCTACAATTATTTAATTCTTTTTCAATAGTAGTACCACCATCAAAATCTAGAGCAAATAATTGTTGATTGATCCAATCTGCACTTTTTCTACCTTTAAGTAATGCAGGTTTAAATGTTGCACCATTACTTAATAAATTTGCTAATTCTTCAATTTCAATTTCTGTTTGTGCCAATCTAAATTGGATACCTTTAGATTGATCTCCACTTGGTTTGTTTTCAAAAGTTTTTCTATCAACCATACATTTAACTAACATTCATACCACGTCCTTTTCATTTTATTTTTAACCATTAACATCATCCTTTTTTATTTTTTATATATAAAATATAAAAACTAGATGCAGAGAGAAAGGACAACTCTCCTTTTTAATGGGTAATTACTCCATTAAGCATCTAGTAAAATTTGTGCTATATTTCAACACAAGAAAAGACACCTCTTGATTTATGAGATGTCTTTAATCTATTGAAATATTTAATTCTAATAATTATATTTACAATCTGTAAAATCTATTAATTACATAATTAAATAGAGTAGGAGAAATATGATAGCAAACAAAATATAAAATATATGGTATACATATCAATCCTGACTCTATTAATTATATTTAATTATCAATTATATTTACAATCTATTATTGTATTATTCTATAGTTTTATTATTCAGTATCAGTAATTTCTATTTTATTAAATAATTCATTTTCACTTTCATCTACTTTATCCGCTAATTCACCATCCACATCCACTAAACCTTCACCCATAATCTTCTTAAAATATTCCATACCTTTTCTCGTCTTTCATAAATTTATCAATATTACTATTAAATTTCAACATATAATCATTAATTTTTTCTAATTCACTTTCTGGAAATTCACTTAATATCTTATCCAAAATTTCTAGATTGATTAGTGCATTAAGTATCCTAATTTGATCTTCAAAAGAATCCGTTTTAGCAATTTCCACGTTCGTAAAATATTTTATTGCTAGTAGCATTAGATATGAAACTTTAACAGATTCATCTAATTCTTTAAGATTATCATAATTACTAACAGATTCTAAAATTAACTGATTTAGTTTTGTGGGTAAGAATTTCTGATCCACCAATACTTCATAATCTTTTTTATTGATATTTACAATTACTTTTTTCGTTAAGAATAATTTGGATTGCTCCTGAAGGAGAATAGAAGAAGTTAGTTTATTTACTTTTGACATAAGAGATACCTCCGTTTATTTTTTTATTTTATTTGTTTTTTATCTTAAAACTGAACATAAAAAAGAATATAGAATTTTATCTATATTCTTAAATATTATAAATATTAAATTACCATACTAATACCACAATCATATCTATCAAATATTAATCACTATCAATTTTAATCAATCCCAATTTAATTCCAGCAAATCTTACTCTTCCAACAATACTATCTTCATTATCTTTTTCTATAAATTGAAATTTATCATCATTGCTAAAAGACGCTTTTATTAATTCATTAACATAATGTTTTGTATGTCTTCTACAAATAATAACTATATCAGAACGTCCAATCATAGATTCTAATTTGCTCACATTTTCTTCAAATGGATTAAACCATAATACATCTAATCCATGTTTTCTTAATCTGTCCATATATCTATTTTTATATAACGAACCAACAATTAAAACTGTAAAATTACCAAAATTAACATATTCATTAGTGTTTTTACGTTTATATTTATTGATAAATAATGAATTTTCTTCATACATATCATAATCAAAACTATAATTCTGAAATGCCTTAATTAAATTTGCTAATCCAAATTCTACAATTGCCTTTGCAGGAATTCCATTTTTCATATACGGAACAGTATTAATAATAGGATAAGTTTTATAATTTGTTCCAACAAAAAACCATCTATCATCAATAACCCTTAACCAACCAAATTCAATATTAACATTTTCTTCTACTTTCTGTTCTTCGGATTTATAATTATAACCTACACCAAATTTCATTTTATTAAAATATAACTTATACAAATTATAAATTTTTTCATATTCCATATAATTCTTATCATTAAATCTTTCCACTAATTCATCTATTAAATCTTTTACTGTTAAAGATTTTTTATAATTTTCAGCAAGGTTTTTAAAATGTTGCAATTCAATACTCATATTATTAATAATTTCTTTATGTTTCTGCAAATCTTTTGCTATACTAGAAGTATTAATATGTGTTAAGGCAGTTTTAAGTTTTTCATATTTTATACGTAATTCTTGATGTTCAAATTTCATTATAGCAAATGTACTTCTATAACTCTTATTATCTTTTACTAAGTTTTTATAATTTTCTTTATAAGGTAATCTATCTAATACTTCTTCTTGAATTTTAACTAAAATATTTTCTTGTTCAGAAACTTTATTTCTCAATGATAATATTTCAGCATTCTCATCTAAAATATTCTTTTGTTTTAAATCATAAATTTCTTTCTTTAAAAGTGAAATAGTAGATTTATTGTCTTTTAATTCTTTATTTTTTAATACTAACTCCTTCTGTAAATTATCAATCTGTTTATCTTTACTTTTTAAATCTTTTAAATATTCCTTATCATTATTAGTTTTATCTGTAGATTTATCATTTACTAATTTTTCAGGAGTAATAAATTCTTGTAATTCTTCAGAATCTTTCACATCTTCAACTTTTGTTACATTTATGAATTTTTCTAATAATTTTTTCTTCTTGTCTACAGTTTTATCTTTATCATTTTTATAAGTGTCTGCAAATTTAATCTTAGGATCTTCTGACATCATTTTAATATTCATCTTATCACCTCTGTAATATAATATATGTTTTATACTAAAGTATTATACTATAGATAAATGATAAAATAAAGAGTGAATATAAAACGAATATTGTCTAAATAAAGTGGAAGGAGGGAAGTGTTATAGTTATGTATAATTATATTTATAATCTAATCACTATTTAAATTATTCTTCAACTTTTCCTTTGCTTTCTTTCTCTCTTTTCTTCCTTTTTCAATTACTTTTACATCTAAAGATAGAAAAATTTATGTTTATATATATTTGTAAGCTCTTTTATGATTAATTACATTACTAATTAATGAAATTGCTACTTTATATTCTTGTGCTAAACTTGTAATTGTATATTTTCCTGTTGCATATTTATTACGTATTTCATTTACATTTTCATTATCAAATTTTCTTTTTGCTTCACTTTGTTTAAATTTAGTTTCTTCAGATGTCTTTATACCATATCTAGGATTATTTTTTCCTTTTAACCATGTAAAATTCATTTTAAGTTTTCGTTCTTCTGTATATACTTTCCCTTTTTTCTTTTCACTTATCTTTCTTTTTGTTTCTTCTGTATGATGTTTACCATAATGAGGATTATTTTCACCTGTACGTTGTTTAAGTTTTTCTATAGTTTCTTTAGAAGGATGTAGACCAGTACGAGATTGACTCATTTTTATTTTTGATTCTTCAGAATGTTTTAATCCAATCCAACCTCCATCTCCTCCATGTGTAATATTATAATAATCATTACTTTTTACAGCGTTATGAATTTTAATAGATTCTTTTTCTAACTTGTTCAATTCATCTTCAGAATAAGCAATAGCAATAATTTCTCTACTAAAATATTCTTTCCCATACTTTTTAATTGCATTAATTAACTGAATACCACTACCTAAATAATTTTGCCAATATTTAATAAATAATTTTTGACCAATATATTTCTTTCCATTAATTAAATTAGTTGTTATATAAATAAAACCATATGGATTTATAATTTCAATATTTTCTTCCATTATTCATTACCTCCTATAGTATATTTTCTTTTCCTAAAATAAAAATAAGTCAGAGGAAGTAGTCTAGGAAAACTACTTATCATGTTGCAATCACTATCCTCTGATAATTATATTTACAATTTGTTATTACTTTTTTAATTTAAACTTACTACATATTAAATTTTTTACATTATCAATTATCCTTCCTTCTAAACTTTTTACTAAAATACTACATCTGCCATCTTTATATCTATTGCATGTGATGCAATTACTTTTAAATATTTGTAATTGTTCGTTAGTAGGGAAGATACCTACAAAATCGACAGGACGTATTTCAATTTCTATTCTTGAATTTTTAGAATCATAGAATATACCTTGTGTCCTTTCACATGATTGTGTGTCATCAATCCAGCAAACTTCTGATTCTGTCAGGGAGTCCAGAAGTAATTTATACATATTATTACTATCCATATCTATACGTGGGAAGAAAAACGTACAATCAACGAAATATTTCTGATACTTATTATCTGATTTTTCCCATCCTTGAAGATTAACTTGTTCTTTAATGTGTTTAATAAATTTTTTCTTGTAATCTTTTGCTTCTTTAGTTTCATACATCGTAACTTGAGGGACAGGTTCCCCATTTTTATAAATCAAAAAACTACGTGGTTTCAAATAGTGGTTCACACTGATCCCAACGTCACTTACCAATTTTAATACATTAGAAATACTAACATCTCCTTAAAATTTTATTTTACTAATTAATCATTAAATCTCTCAAAAATCACAGATTTATCAAAAATCACACACTCACTAAACACCTATAAAATAAGGGTTTCTAATTTACAAAATCGTGACCAAATCTCAGTTTGGTCACAATAAAACTAAAAAATAAGGATTACTCCACATCAACGCATAAATTAATGTGTTGGTATGAAATAATCCTTATTTTGATTTACTAGTATGTATAAAAATGAATAAATAAATTATATTTACATTAACTAACTTCTTCTATTATTTCTTCCACTATTTCTCCACCAACATTCCAATCACTAGGCAATTCATCCAATACTCTTACACCTTCAACATCTTTCAAATAATCCTGTAATACTAATTTATCCTGCTCACTCCAAGCATGACACATCACACAACATCTACCTTCACCATCTACAGCATAATCTCCAAGAATGACGTTACCAACACCACCTTCTAAAGCAGGAGTTCCGTCATATAATTCTAACTTAATTTCATTCGCAATTTCTTTAGTGTCAAATATGATAACTATGGTAACATCACCCCCAATCTTGCACATTCTTGTTTTATTACATGGTAATTTTGGTTTATTTCTGCATCTGTTAATGCACGATTATACATCAATGCAAAAGCAACATTACCGTTAAAACGGTAATTATCACTGTTTGCAGGTTTTCCAATCAGAAAATTCAAACTTGAATTGTCTACTGTTTCTTCTATTGTTGCTTCAGCAGTTTGTTTGTTTCTATTTATGAATAAATTTATTACGTTTGACATCCTTCTGCCAACTACAAGATAATTATTATTAACAGAATACGTACTATTCGCCGACACAAATTTTCCAGCACTCATACCACGAATTAAGTAGTTGAATTTTCCAGCATTTTGATATATACCCCATCCATGTGTTACGAATGTATTTTTTCCGATGATTGCTTCAAGGTTTGTAGTTGTTGGTTTACAAACAACGAAAAGAGTAAAGTCATTATTTACAACATTAAATGTACTACTATTACCTATATTAACATAATCATCCGTCAAAAAACTTAACCCTTGTCCGTCAAAATATGGGTCATTATTATCAACCGCACTTGTACTACCCAACATTCCATTATATCTATTCAAATTCATTCTAATACTACCATCAAACCAACTAAACATTTCATCACATTGTTGTGTTGTTGGTTCATTTCCTGCACCGAAGAGGGAAGTTAAGTCTATTACTAATACTTGCTGTACTTCCATGACTTTACCGTTTGCTGTTGCTGCGTCTGCATAAATATGTAATAAAACTAATCGTACATTTCCTGTAAAGTCACTTCCAACAGTAGCAATTCCACTGCTTTGATACCAATTATTTTGTACAGGATTAGTAACATTAACAAAATAATTATTTGTTCCACCACTACTTCCGTCTATCTGATAACCTATGTTTGTGCAATTAGAATTTGTAACTCTAAACCTAATCTTACCATAAACTTTATGTCCTATTAATGGTGTTATAGAGTTTATTTGTACTTGTTCAGCAACTACTGTTGTAGACGTACCACTACCAGTAATATTCAGTGTACCATTATTAATGGTAACAGTAGCAGTAACACCAGCAGCACTCCACCCACTAGTCCCACTAGCAAAATTACCATTCTGCACAATATTCGTCACACTCATATTTTCTTGCTTTTGATTCCATAATGTCTGCATATCAGTAGTTTTCTGATATGTTGTTGCTGATGTGCCTAGTTCTAGTTGAGCACCCCAAACAAGTATATCTGCTGAATTGCTTGTTCCATAAGTACCCCTAAGCATAATTTGTAGAGATGCGGTAGTTGAAGAATGTGTAACATTTAAAAAAAATCTTTGCCATGTACTCGTAATAGTTATCAACTTAAGTGTAGTAGAAGTTCCTTCTCGTAAAGCAACTATATAATTATTACTATCATTGCTTTTTAGCCACACACTGTTAGTAATACTATGAGGGTTAGTAAAATTGACTAGAAGTTGGTCTACATAACTCAAATCAGAAGTTGTATTTCCTATGCCTTTATTCAGTTGTATTCTACTTGCTGTATTTGTACCGTCTGGACTAACAGCATAATTAGATGTTACGACAGGAGCAGAACCAGTCCCATTTACACTTTTCGCCCACACAGCATTACTAAAATCTTCACTCCACTTCAACAAATTTCTTTGTTTAATTGGTGCATAATGAGCAACTAATCCATTTTGAATTAACCTTTTTGGTTTTAAAGGAAGTGACATATTAACACCTCCTATACCTTCGCAACAATTTTTAATACTCTTGTTGCTGTTTGGTCAACTGGTGTTCCACTTGTACCACTTCTAAATTTTACATATTTCCAAGGTGCTAATTTCAAAGCATTAATATCTACTGAAATATTTTTACCTTGCAGTGCTTGTAATGTTATTTCTAAACCTGAATCATCATATGCATCTTGGAAAGTTGTTCCATCAAATGAAGTTTGAAAAGTTATATTTGCAGTTACCCATGTTGCTGGCATTTGAATACCAAATAGTTGATAACCTTCAAGGTCGATTATATCTGATAAACCTGTTGCACCTGATGCAATTGTTACTGTTTTTACAGGAGTTAAACTACCTGTTGATTGAGTGGTAATAGTTCCAGCTAACAAAGCACGAACAGCTTCTAACTTTGCTTCTGTTGCTGGTGATTCTATAATTTTATTTAAAATTGCTGCTAAGGTTGTTTGTGTTGCAAAATCTTTACCGTTTAAAGTAGTTAATGCTGTTTCAATTCCGTTTACATGATCAATTATTGTACTTTGATTTGCAGAAGTAGAAGGTTCAGATATTAATTTTACTAGTATCTCTGCTAATGTCGCTTCTGTTGATGCACCACTAGGTAATACAGACGAAACTATATCTACATCACCAATATTATTTGTTCCTTCTGGTATACTAGGTAAAGTAGCAATATCAACATTTCCTATATTGTTATCTCCTGATGGAATAGTATTAATTGTAATATTATCAGTAATCTTCTTTATACCATCAATATCTTTTAAATTTGTAACAAGTGTAGACAAACTATCTAACTTATCTTCAATAGATTTTAATCTACCTAATTCTGTATTTGCTGTTGGAGTAGCAGAAACTTCACCTGTTAAAGTTTTTATATCAGATAGATTAGTATTAGTAGTATCTAATTTTGTTTCTATTCCATCTACGTGAGTGATTATAGTATCTTGATTTGCAGATGTTGATGCACCAGTAGGTAATGCAGAACTATTAATAGTTACAGAAGATAAAGCAGTTACAATATCAGCAAGAGTTTTAGTATTAGCCATTGAAGTTAATTGAGTAACAATATCTGTTAATGTCTTACTTCCAGAACCTTCCAAATTAACAATTGATGTATTTAAATCAGACAAAGTTTTATTTGCATATATAGTATTTAATATTGTATACAAATCATCAATTTTCTTTGTTGTGGTTAATGCTGATTGCAAAGTTGAAATAGTTGTATTAATATCTTCTAATGTACTACTATTTTCACCTGTTTTAGTTAAGGCATCTCTTAATGCAGATAATTGAATATCTAAATTAGAAGGATTAGCATTTGATATAACACTTACATTTGATAATTCTGTTACTATATCTGATAAAGTTTTATTTCCACCTAAACCAAAATCAATATTTTTAATTGTCTCTAAATCATTAAATAAATCTGTTAATGTTTTACTATTAATACCTAAAATATCATTTTTATGAGTAGAGAGGGAGATATCTAAATTACTAGGATTAACTGTTGATGTCACACTTACATTTGGAGTATTATTTACTGATACACCATTAGTTATAATATTTGTTAAAGAAGTTTCTACACCATCTACATGAGATATAATTGTATCTTGTTTAGCAGAAGTAGATGCTCCTGTAGGTAATGTAGAACTAGTTATTGTTACATTTGATAATTGATTGATAATATCAGTTATTGTTTTACTATTTACTCCCTCTAAATTAGTTATTGCAGTGATTATATTTGATAAATTCTTAGAATCAGATAAAGTAGTTAATATATTTGCTAAACTAACTAATCTGCCTAACATGGAATATTGAGCAGGAGTTTCTACAGGTTCACCTAAAGATTCTTCGATTCCGTCAGTATTTAGATTTATTTGTTCTGCGTTTAGTGATATGTTTAGTTGATCATCTGCTAGAGAGACGGGGAGGGGAGTATCAGGTATCCATTTAGTACCATTCCAAATATATTCTTCTACAGTGTCATCTTCTTTAAATAAACGACATTTATCATTCATATCTGCGTTAGTAGGGAAATCATTAATAGATGTGATATTATAATGTTGTAGATGTTTATAGTGAGATGTGCTTTTTATTGACATGTAATAGAATCACCTTCTTTATATTATTTTGGATTTTTGAGAATTTAGGGTTTGTTTTGTTTTTATTAAATTTAGCAAAAATAAAAACCCTTATAAATAAAGGGTTTGTGGGATCGGATATTGTGATGAAATTGTGGATTTGTTTGATATTTTGGTTTTTGTTTGTTAGTTTTTTATTAGATATTTTTAGAATATAATATAATTTATAGAATAGGGGAGAAGTGTTTTCTTCTAAATTCCCTATTTATGTTTGTTGATTAATTAACTACTACAATAACCATACATTTCACAAATTTCACTCCATGATTTTTTATATCTTTTCCTATAAACACTACTATCATGATTAGATACTAAACTAAATACTTTACTAGAAGGATATTTGTTATATTGTGCAAAATAATTATCAAATGTATCAGTAAATTCTTTTTGTAAATATTCATCGCTAAGAATTCTTGCTAATTTACCAGTTTCTTTACCAATATTTGATTTATGTTCCTTTTTACGTTTTATATAATCTTCATAATCAATTTCTGAAGAATACATTTTAACAATTTCATCATATATATTTTTATGTATGTTAAATTTATTAGAATAAGAAACAATATTTATTTTAGTATTGTCAATAAATTCTTTATATATTGGTATATACCCAAGATTTTTAACTATATTTAAGAAATTATTTTTATAATCATCTTCTGTATACTTTTGTTTAACTATTCCCATATCCTTATAAATTTTATCTAATCCTATTCTAGTAAGAATATCATATGTTATATAATCATGATTATTTGCAAATCTATGTATGTCTTTATTTTTAGTATTTATCTTGCAATAAATTTTAAATTCATTAATAATATAATCATATAAATCATCGAATCTATTATATTTCTTTATAATATCTATCCATTTCATATTAAAATAATTTCTATAAGATTGTATTTTAATATCAGACACATTATTAAATCCTTTACTAGTTAATAAATATGGTTTTATTGCTTTAATAATAAAGTTATCATTGTATTCAGTTTCAGTATATAATGGTTTTGCATATTTTGATTTCCCATTAGAATTTGAAATACATTCTTGACAATGCAATTCATAAATATGATATTGAGTAAATTCTTTACCACAAGTTTTACAACAAACATTATTTTCTACATTAATATATAATTTATCTAATAACTTTTTGGCATTATTTACTTCTGTTTTAGAAAAATTAGATGTTGTTTTTGTTGTATTATTTGCTAAATTAATCACCCAATCTAATTCCTGATTAGGTATTTCATTTAATTTTATAAAATATTCTAATTTTAATTTTGTCATGTATCCAAATTTTTCTGTTGCTTCAGATAAACCACTATATTCTTCATTTAATGATTTTTTATTAATAACTTTTCCTTCGTTTAAAATATTACTAAAATGTCCAAATACTAATTTCTTAGTCCATTCTTTTTTATCTAATTTTGTTTTAACACTATATTTATTAGCAAATTCATTATAACTGTAACCACGTTTTAATATTTGACTATATAAACAAGAATTATATGAACATAATTCAATTGTTGTAGGGAATGTTTTTCCATCAGAACTAATTTCCATAATACCATTAAATATTTCATCATCACTAATAAGGGATGGAGATAGTAACTTTTTATATGACACATCTTTAAATTTTAAATTAATGTATGGTGAAATTAAACTATATAAATATTTTTGTATTTCATCATATTTTAAGTCGAATATCTCATAATCAATACCAATTAATATCATATTATTTGAATATTTTTGGTATAAATTTTCTTTTACATTTCTCACTTTATGATATTCTTTTGCTCTTTCAGAACTAATTTCTGATTTTTTAAATCCCCATACTTCAATATGTAATTCTTTATTATTTTCTAAATAAAAAGTAAAATCAGACCTAAAATATCTATTCTCTTTACTGAATGGATATTGTTCTCTTTTATATTTATCTTTTAATCCTTGTGAACAAAAATAATTTGCACAAATTAATTCCCCTAAAGATTTGTTATAGTCTCCACGAAGATCTATTAAATCTTTACTATCATCATATCCTAACAATTTTTTAAATTCATTAATACCACCAAAGTTACTAATAAACTTATTGCTTACATGTAATATCTTTTCTATTTCCTTACTTTTAGGGAATCTTTTATTTTCTTCTATGAATATTAATAATTTTTCTTTTAATATTTCAGGATACTTGATATAATAATTTTTAGGCAATGATTTACAAATATCTTCTATTTTATAACCTAATTCTATTGCAGTATCATAAATATCATCTTTATGGCTATGAAAGTTATCATACAATCTTTTTCCTTCTGTATTGTTAATCATATTTGATAATTCATTATACTTTTTTAAATATTTATTTAATTCATATTTTCTATTTTCATGATTAGCATAATACCCAAAATCTTCTTTCGTTTTTGCTTTTAAACTTCTATTTTTCATATTTAACCTATTAAGACATATACCACATATATCTTTATTATATTTATTTTTTAATAAAACATAATCTCGATATATTCTAGTTTCAATTTCACTACATTCGTCACATTGAAATTCTATGTCTGTGTTTGAACCATGATGTAAATGTTCTATAGGTATTAAAAATTCATCATTGTGTTTAGTATATTTGTATCCTAAAACTTCATAGTATTTTCTAGTTGTTGGATTCCATTTTACTTTTAATTTTTTAGTTAATAACATATTTATTACCTCACTTTTCCTCACAAAAATTATAAATAGGGAAGAGGTGAGGCTCTTATCAGTAGGGTAATTACTCCTACCTATCCCTATTTGTATTATACTATTATATTTCTAATCTGTCAAGGTTTTTATTTACTTTTATAAATCATTTGGAACATCTAAACCAAAATCAGATAAATCTTTAATAGTCAATCTTTTTGGTTTATTATTAATTTTATTTACACTAACATTAAAGGGATTTGCTTCATCTACTACTTTGTTAGATTTTTCGGCATAAGGATTAGATAATATATGAACAACTGCATCATAATTAAATTTAATGCCTAATTCTCTAATAACATCTTTATACAAAATAAAAGACATATCTAAAATATTGTCTTCAGTTAATCCTCCAACATGAGTAAATATTAATGAAATACCTCTTCGGATGGTAAATTCTTCAACTGATTTACCATCCTTTACACGTTTTTTAAGTCATCTTCTTCATCCTCTAATTCATTAATATTTTTAACCATAATTACTAATACTTTCATTTTTAATTCTGTTAATTCTTCCAATAATTTAATAATTATTTCTTGATTATCATCAAATACAGCAACTAAAAAATTATTAAGAACCTCTTTACCATCTACATATGATAATAATTTCATTAATCCAAATTTTTTCAATATAACATAATAACCATAAAACCCATCAACAATATATTTCATTTTAATAGGTTTTATTTTTACTACTACATTTTCACATATTTCAAATTCATTTTCTTTAATAGGTATTTGTCTTTCTTCCATTTTTATCATCCTTTAAATTAATTATGAAGATTTAAGTGAATACCATTGTTTAACTTTTTTATAAATACCTTGATTATCAATAACTTGAACTTCAACTAAAATATTATTATCTATATCCATATCTATAATTTCTCTTTCCATATTATAAATTATAACTTTTTGACCTTTTTCAAAAGGTTTAATTTCTTTGTTTTCTTTAACTTCTTTATCTTTTAACATAATTTCCTCCTATCTATAAGATATAAGTAGAAATTTAAAATTATTTCTACTTATATCTTATATCTTATATATTATTTAATTAAACAGCAATATAAATCCATTTCCACATTGCCTGATCAGTCCTACGTGGGTCTAAACCTTTAAGATTTAAAGAAAATTCACTGGCAGCTTTATAACTTCCACTAAATCCAAATTCTGGCATTAGTTTCGCCTTGTATACAACTAATTGACCATAACCAACAATGGTACTATTAGTGGCATCAGCATCAGAATATATAGGAAACTGAACTACAACAGGTGATGCAGCTTTAGGGAAGTCAGTTGTTTTAACTGTTAAGATTTCAGTAGTTGCAGCAGTGGCAACTTTATACGCAGGATATAATTTACCAGTTGTATTTTCAACAAACAATACTTCAGTAGATCCAGGGGCACCAGGAGTAATAGTAACTTTAAATTCATTTGCTCCAGGAGCATTAGCAGTTTCAGTAAAACCATTAATTCTAATAGAACTTGCTACAACAGCAAAAGGAATAGTAAATTTATTTGCAGCAATAGTATATGGAGTACCAAAATAATATCTTTCATCTGCTGCAACTGTTCTAGTACCACCAGATACTAATTTCATAGCATCCAAGTCCCACTGGGTGTCTGTCAAGTTTATTTCAATTGATTTTTTTGTATCTATTTCAGCCAAATTATAGAAACTCCAACCACCAGCTATTTCAATAGATTCTCCTCCTAGTTTAATCTCCCCAGATGAAGCAGTTACAAGATGACTATCTCCAACTTCAGTAGTAATTAAAACTTGAGGAGCATCCACAACAAATCCTTTAACGCTTTTTTGAGCCATAATATATTCCTCCTTATTAAATTAAAATAAAAAAACTACATTCATAATATAGTTTTAATTGATATTGCTCTTATGTAATTATAAAAATTTATATTATTAATCTAAGTTACCCTAGTAGACAAAAAGAAAGTATATCCAGAAAATTTATGATTATAATTAACAATATTAATAGATGAATTTTCTGTAAGATATAATAAACCAATTCCTCCACAATCATACCCATTTAATGAATTTAAAATTTCTTGAATCATTACTAAATACCTGAGTTTATTATCTTCTAAATCTACTAAAGTATTATAAGTAATAACTTCAAAACCTATATTAATTTTAGAAATATAAAGATTTTCTGGTTTTAACTTAGGGATGAAAAATCTAATCTCTGATCTAATTTCATCTATGATATTATTATTGAAAGGACATTTATAAATCCTTTGTTCATTTGAAGGATTAACACCTTTACCTGTAAGCTTTATAATTTCTTCAATACTTATATCTGGAAGGGAAGATGATAATGCATTAGGTGTATCATATGTAATACAACGCATCAAAGTTTTATTTTCTATTAGTTTATTTCCAATATTTGATAATATATTTCCTATCTTATCAAGATTAATTATATTTGACATTTCAACACTTCCTAGAATAAATTCTTCAATTTAATATCCTTCAAAACAATCTCACCATTACTATCATCAATTGCTTTCAAAGTAATTACACTACCACTTTTCAAACATTTAATACTACAACTATTCCCATCTAAAACAACTAATTGATAAACACTCACATCACCAACAACATCGAAACTAAATTCCTGCCCAACAATAACACCATCAACATATTTATTAACTTCATAAATTTTTGTCTGTGTTAATATAATCTCATTGTCAGGTAAACTTTCAGAAGTTAAGATATAATTACTGTCGTTATCATCATTTTCTGAATCATTTTCTGAATCATCTACATATTCTTCTTGCATTTCTTCAGTAAATTTCATTGGTAATATGATCAATCCTGACTTACTTATATCATCTGGTTTTATTGTGTAATAACTATATCTACCAATTTTGAAAATGTCGTTAGGTGAGATTAAATTGTTGGTATCATTATTTGCAATCATAACTAATATGTCACAATCAATTGTTAGTAGAAATTTATTTTCTTGTATGTCTGTAGTAATTTTATCAACGATAATACAAGGAATCTCATGTAGGATGTTGTTTTGATTTTGTGTTTTATCATAAAACTTTAAAATATTATTACACCTACTAATCAATCCAACATCTGAAACTTCAGAAGTATTATCTATTTCAGAACATATCCAATTATCACTATTCCATAAAACAACATCACCAACACTTATAGTTTCATCTGGGTAGCATAATAATCTCTTTTTATTTGGATTTTTTATAATTGAACTTTCTTCAACAATACGAACATCTCTATCAACATTATTAATTTTAACTAAATTATAACTTGTAGAATTTTTAAATTCAGTTGATATTATATTTTTCATATTGTTAACATATAAAGTTTTCCTATCTAAACATCTTCTTGCTTGATAATCATCCCACCAAGTCAAATAAATATCAACTCCTTTGAATTTTAAATTCTACAAGTTATAAAAGGGAGTGAAATACCTCCCTTTTAAATTAATAAGATTTTTCTCTCTTAGCAATAACTTGTAATGTAGAACCATTTGCTGCTGCTTTATAATATAATACTTTACAATACTCTTTAAAATTTTCAATGCTTTGACCAGCAGCTAACTTAATAGTATTATCTTCTGTGGTCAAATTATCTAAATTGATCGTAACTATGTTTGCTGAAGTATTGTTAATAAGATAAAATTCATTCACATCTAGAGTAACACTTTGTTCTGCTAAATTTGCAGTTAATTCTTTGGATACATACCCAGTTACATTTGCCATAATAATTATTCCCCCTTTAAAATTTTAATTTATTATATTTATTATTTAATAAGATTCAATTCTTTTTCAAGAATAGATTCTATATTATTAAAATCATAATACCAAATCTCAAGTAAATTTATATTGTGTTTTTGTGCGTATTCTCTTTTTCTACGATCATGTTCTTGTTGTTTTAAAAAATCATCATAAGATTTATGTAATCCTGGTGTATATTTCTCATGTTGTTCTCCTTGATATTCAATAAGTAGATTTAATTTAGGTAAATAAAAATCATAAGATAGTAAACCATTACCCAATCCTAACAATCCTTCAAATTCTTTTTGTGGTATGAAATATGTATATTTATTTTTATCTATATCTGATAATATTTCATATTCTTCATATAATATTTCCATTAAATCTTTAGACATAAGAACTCTTTTACATTCTTTTTCTCCTTTAGATTTATTACATTCTGGACAACCAGAAGATTTACCATCTTTCCTATTTCTTTCACTTACTGTTGTTTTCCATATATGTTCACATATTATACATAACCACCAAATATGTTTACAACTGCCTGTTGTTACTTTAAATGGAGTTAAACTACCATTCTTTGTAGGATGCCATTCCTTTGCTAATTCAGGATTTTTTGTTGCAAGGCAATTAGAAATTCCTACTTTTTACCTGCACAATAAGAACAACCTTTGTTATAAAATATATCATTCCAATTTGTTTCAAATTCTTCACCACAATCATCTTTTAAGCATTTCCATTTTAAATATTTACTATTACCTTCATATTTATCACTTAATAATTCATATGGTTTATCATTTAATTTACACCATAATTTTATATTTTGTATAGTATATGGATTTGATTTACTAAATCTTTGCGGTAAATTATTATTTTTTAAACTTTTATAATCAGTTTTATATAAATAACCTAATTTATCTCTACATTTAATTTTAGTTTTTGAAGATATTTCATTGTATTCTAATATTATAAAACCTTTATCTAAAAACATTTGTTCAATAATATCATATTTTAATTTTCTCATATTACCTCATTAGTAAATCCCTAATAAAGATAATAAAAAGAAAACAGGTGGTAGGATTCCACTTTTCGGCTCGTCAGCCTAGTTTTCTAATTTTAAAATTTATTTATTAATTTTATTCAACATTACTATTTATAAAATTAATCCAATAATTTGTTTCTAAAATTGCTCCATTAATTATATTTAAATCAGCAATAGCTTGATTAACTCTATCATTAACATCTTGTAATTGTGTATTAAGAATTTGAAGTCTATCTTTTAATGTTTCAATATTCAATTTTAATTTCTCCTTATATTAATTAAAATTATATTATGCTACTACTGCGTATTGCCATTTTGAACCATCAGACATAAATAATTTCCCTAAACCTGTTGCGTTAGTTGTAAATCCAAGAGATCCAGCAGGAGCAGTTGTAGTAGTTACATTTACTGTAATTGCAGTTGATAAAGCAACTAAATATGCACCATTACTAAATTTAACATCTGCTGTAGGTACAGTACCATCAGAACCAATCTCTATACCTAATACAGTTGTTGCAGTTCCATCATTAACAACTTCTACAAATAAACCTTTAACTATACCTACAGTTCCACCAGTATAATTTTTTGCTTTGATATAAGCACCTTGAATTGTATTCGCTCCTGTATTTACAAGTTTATTTATAACTCTAATATCTAAACCTGTATCAGTTGGTGTTCCTGTTGCAATAGCTGTTCTACCAAAACTACCCATAATACCTGTAGTCGGTTTTGTTGGATCACCAAACCCATAAGCTGTTGTTCCTGTTACATCACCAATTGCAAATAATTTATGGAAATCAACACCTGAAATCGCAGAAGAAGCTAATGGTAAAAATTTAATCTTTGATTTAATTGTTCCTTGCACAATATCACTTGTTATTGAATTTTCACTAACTGTCTTTAAATTAAATTCACTCATAATCTAATCTCCCTTCTAAAATATAATCACTCCTAACCACCTGATTTGTAAAACTTAGAGTATAAATAACCATCATACAAATAATCATTAACTTTTAACTTTAATTCTTTGTCATAAATTGATTTTAATTTACTCATAGTTCCTAATAAATCAGCAGGACTAAAAGTTTTAAAATCTTTATCTGTTAATCTTAATTTTAATAATTCACCATTATTTATTTTTTCATCTAACCAAACTTTTCTCATATAATCTGCTAATATCCATTGTTCTTCTTCTGTTAAATCATTTGTAAATTCTTCATCTTCATCATCTCTAATTAATGATTGTTTGCATTTTTTAAATAAAGACACTGCTTTAGATAGAGTTAATTTATTTTCTATCAACATTTGCTCTTCATTTAAAGACGTTAAATCAAAATCATTAATTTCATGCATAAACTTCTGAAAAATTAAATCATAAGAAATAGTCATAATATCAAACTACTTTCATTATTTATTTTATTTGTTCTTTTCTTGATTTTGTTTATTTGCTTTTTCATCTTCTTTTATAAGAGAAATTTTTACTTTTGTTTCATCCTCGATTGTGTCAATTACAGAACCTTTTAAATTATTGTAATCAACAATTGCTAATTCAGCTAATAATTCCTTATTACCGTCTGGAAGTTTAGATATTTCTTCTTTTAATTCTTCTGCATTTAAATTTGCTAACATGCGCTTTAATTCAGAATGTAGTTTTATATCTTCATGTTTTAAATTTACAATACCTAAAGCATCGAATACATCTTTATCAGGAACATAAATATCTCCCGTTTGAATTAAATCACTAGTATATGCCATATTTTCTAATTCCACATAAGGCAATGAGGCAGGAGCAGCAATTTTCATTAAATTAATAGGTCTACCATTTAATTGAGTCCAATAAATTTTAGAATTAGAATTGTTTATGATTCTAACTTTTCTATCTGGATCAATTGTGTTAAATTCGTTTAATTGATTTTTAGATTGAGTTGATTTTGCCATAAGAATAACCATTCCTTTTATTTTAAAATTTTATTTTGTTGTTGTTGAATAGTGTTATGATAGTTTAAGGGTTGTTATGATGCATATTTCCAGATGAAACCTTGAGATTTTTTAATTCTCCCTGTGCAACATTCAGTTATTGATATGTATTCTAATCCTAATTCCCTAGATGCTGTTTTAGCATTTAACCATTCTTTAATAAAATTACCATCTAAATCATATTGTAAAGTAATTTTACCTTTATTGTTTTTGTATGGTCTTTTATAATTGTTAATATCAAAATCTTTATAATTATATTCCCATACCCATATAAATCCTTTGTGTTGTTTTACATTATTTTTATTAGCACAACATGTAGAAATATGTGGTTGATCAAATTCCAATGTATCACATATTTCTTTAATGCTAATCCATTTCTTTACAAATTGACCTTCAAGAGTTAATTGAATAACTGATTTATATTTAGATTCTGCAATTTTTTGTCTTGATTCTGGTGATAAATTTAATCCTGCTTGACGATGTTTTTCAGTAGATTTTGAACCATGTTTATATCCTAGCATACTATTAGCTTTTGGTAAAATATTATAAGCAATATTTTTATTACAAGCATCCAATGTATCTATCCAATATTGTTCTCTTATAATTAAATTATTTTTATCAGGAACATCTTCAATTAATGTAAATACGAAATTACTTTCACCATATTTATTGAAAGAATATTGTAAATATGAATTATCATGATTGTTTTTTCTTAATTGTTGCAAATGTTTATTCTTTCTTTTCTTTACATTTACTGAACTACCTACATAAAACTTATTATTTTGTAAATTAATAATTAAATAAATCCCAGAATTATTAGTGTCATTTGTAATAATTATTGAATTAATTTGTTCCAATTTATCACCCTTTCTATGATTAACCTTTCAAAATTTTAAAAAATAAAAAAGAGGGTAGAAAGGATACCCTCTTATCAGACAAATAGCGCAATTTGTCCTATCTTTATTTTAAAATAATCCTTAGAGTGAGGTATTTCTATACATTGTATACCAATTACTGTAAACAATAGTTAAACCAAATTTGCGATATGATTCGAAATCTATACTCATATCAGCATTTTCAGTTTCCCTAACAATAGTTTCACCTTCAAATGCTACTTTAACAATTTTACTTTCATTAGTTGCCACAATAATGGCATATTGATCACTCAATACTTTACTAGTATTAGTATCATCAGCAAAAGCGTTAGGCAATACAATAACACTAGCACCTCTAAATTTACCAATTCTACCAAATTCCCTACGTTCAGTTCTATCCATATCACTAACAAATCCAGGAGTTTCTTCAATAGTACCTGCAAAAGTAGGAGTACAGAAAATAACTACGTTATCACCATAAGATTGTACATTGGTAATTAATTGTCCCATTTGACTAGGAACAAAAGAATTAGCTTGTACTTTCATATTAGCGGACAAACCAGTGAATGAAGCAATTAAAGTAGTTTGAATTTGAAGATTAATTTTTTCCATAATACCATCTACGATAGCATTAATTAAATCAGTCCAATCCACCACGCCGTCTAAAAAACGCTCAAATTCGACATATACTGCACCGCCATATGCTTCCATAGTCATGTTAATGTAATCAACATCTAATCTTGTTCTTTCAATTACACCACCCAAACCAACTTTGGTAATAAAGTTTAATAAGCCTCTTTTACCTTTCTTAGTCTTAAATTTAGGTTTTTGTCCTTGATCTAAAATCTGATACTCAACAAAACCACCATAAGCATCATCAACTCTTTTTGGTAGAATTTCATCAACATTTTCTTCAACTAATTCAAAAATCTCATTCTTATTTTTCCTGAAACTCTTATATCTATTTTTACCATCAGGTACTAAATCTTTAAAAGCATTTCTCAATGCTTCATTTTTTTCAGCAGAAGTATATGTAACACCATCAACTACTGAATCATCTCTATTATATGTAGCCATTGATAATTCAAAGTATTTTCTTTCCATATTAAATTAATTCCTCCTTTAATATTATTATATTTATAATTTATACTACTTAGCTTTTTGTGCAAACAAACATTAATCCAGCCTCTCCAGCAGGTAAAGTTACGACTCTGGTTGCTTGCAATTCAACAGCAGCACCTGCATTTTGAATAGGTTCTAATTCAATCTGACCATTAGTGGAAGGATATGCATATACAGCAGTACCAGCAGTGATAGCAGCTACGATAGCAGCATAGTTAGCATAATCTCCATCATCATATTTAAAGTTATTAGTATCGAACATATCACCTATTTTCATACGATAAATTCTAGGCAAATATTCATTAAGATTAAGTCTAAAATTACCCAAACTCATATCACTTTCATCATACATTTTTTCTACACATGCAACTAAACCAACCCTAGTAGTTGCAGCACCAGGTAAACCAAGAGTTTTTGTATAATGCTCTTCTTCTAAAAGAAAACCATTTTGACAAGCAGTAGTAGCAAAATCAGTTGCATTTAAAGCATATTGAATGTTATGTTCACCTGTTTTTACACCTGCTACTTTACGAAGATTTACAATACCGTATCTGATGCTAAAAACATACTAAATATGTATATTTTTATTTATTTCCTTATTCATAGAATCCAGTTTTGTCAAAAGACTACTTCTGTTTGATATAATTCTCCAAAGGATTATATTCGGATGCATCAAAGTCCTACAAAGTCAATTAATCCTCAAAATTTTAATTAATCAACCTTTATAATTCATAAGATTTATACTTGCATTTTTATCCCTATCAATAATCAATCCACAATTATCACATTTATAAATTCTATTAGACAATTTTAAATTATTCTTTTTAAAACCACAATCACTACAAAGTTTAGAACTAGGATAAAATCTATCTGCTAAAACAAATTTTATTCCATATTCTTCACATTTATATTGCATTTGTCTTTTGAATTCATAAAAACATTGTTCTTGGATTGCTTTAGAAAGATGTTTATTCTTCATCATACCTTTGACATTTAAATCTTCCATTACTATTCTATATGGAAGCATATTAATTAATTCTCTAGTAATTTGATGAATATAATTATTTCTAATATTTGATAGTTTATTATATAGTTGTTTAACTCGTTTTTCGGCTTTAATAATATTATTAGACTTGTTCCAAGATTTATTAGTATAATATTTTCTACTAACCTTTCTTTGAGCATGTTTTAATTGTTTATTTAATTTTTTAACTATTTTAGTCTTATTAATATTTTTAAAAACCTTAAATTTATCACCACAACTAACTATTGCAAGTTCTTTAATTCCCAAATCAATTCCCATCGAATTATCAGTAAATATTTGTGTTTGACTATCACACTCCATACCAAAACTTAATATCCATTTGTTATTTTTATATTTAATTCTTGGATTTGTAAATTTACACATATTTCTACCTTGATGTAAATTATAATTAGTTTGATATTTTATTTTACCAATTTTTTCAATGTTAGCACAATTATTATTAAAATAAAACCTATCTGATCTTATAGGAAAACTATTTTTACATTTATTTTTCTTTTTAAATTTTGGTTTGTGATTTTGTTTATTAAAAAATCTTTTATAAGCATTATCTAAATCTAAACAAACATCGGATATAGTATAAGCAGATACTTCTTTTAACCACATATACCCATCTTGTTGTTTAAGATTTGTTAATACTTTTCTAAGATCATAACCACTTAGATGTTTTTGATTATTTTTATATAATTCTTCTTGGTGAGATAAACCAAAATTCCAAACAAATCTAGATGTATTAATATGTTTCCATAATAATTGTTCTTGTTCTTGATTTGGTAATAATCTTATTTTATAAGACCTTATCATATCCTCACCTCCTTTCTGCAAAAAGTTGGCAATATAAAAACAATGGTAATCTGATTATTGCAGTAATCAGAAAAGGAGCAACCCTCTGTCCCATTGTTAATATTTAAATAAATAAAAATATACATATTTAAGTATGTTTTTAACGTGTTCAATAGAGGTCGTTAATCTCTACCAGTTCTCAATTAAACAATATTGTTTAAAATGAACTTCTGCATGATTTCCATGCAAGCACAGACTATATCATCATCCTTATTTCTAAGGAGTCTCTCGTTTCGAGTCACTTGACCCTACTCCCCTTATGAGGGATAGTCGTTGAACAGTATCCTATTCGGACATATGCTGCTGAAGACCCATTTTATTTTAGTGTTTAGGATTTAACCATGCACTATCTAGTTAATTTTTTCTGCTTTCGCAACATTCACGTTTGGTTTTGTTTCATACCTACGTTGTAGTTTAACTAGCTTTAGGGATTGCCAGCAATTGTTGAGATATGGGATAGATTGTTATACGTCATCTATCACTACATACAGATTACTCTATATGCGGAGCTTTACGATTATCAATTATATAAATATGTATTTATTGATAATTATTGTTTATTACTCCCAGTTACTACGTTGTTTACATTAGCCATAAATAAATTCCTCCTTAAATTTTATTTTATTTTATTTTATTAATTTTATTATTTTATTATTTCTTAGGTATTAATGAAGTCCAATCTTCTTTTTTCTTAAGTGAAAAATTAAAAATTGGAATCTCTGTATCAGTTTTTTTAGTTTTCTTTGCAAATTTTGCAGATAATTCTTTTGAAGCATACATAATTTTAAATTCTTTATCCATATCTTCAAGTGATAAATTTTTCTCTTCTACTGATTTAATTTCTTCAATAGATAATACTTTAGAGAAGTTTTCAATTAATTCTACTTTAAGTTGTAATTGTTGTGCTTCAAATGCTTCTTGTTGTTGTTTTATAATTTCAGATTTAAATTCTAACAGGGAAGTATTATCATTTTTAAGAATTTCATTTGAACTAATAATTGTTTCATTTTCTGTCTTTAGAGAATTGAATTCTGATTGAATGTTTTCAATTTTTGATTGAAGTTTAGAATAATTACTTCTCATCTTATCCAATTCTGCTTTTTCCTCTTTAGTAAGTCTTTCTTGAAATAATTCAATTCTATCGCCTTCAAAAGATATATTATCACCATCTTTTTTATACTCTTGGCGATATATTTTTGTTCCTTCCCAATTTTCGTACTCAAAACGATTGTCAAATACTTGATCAATAAAATACCATTCATTATCTGCTGATTCTACAGGATATAATAATTGATATAATGCATATCTAATATCTGAATGAGAAAGTTCAAATATTTTTTTAAATTTTTCTGTCTCTACAACAATATCTTCTTCTTCTTCTTCAAATACTTCAGTTTCTGTTACAACTTCTTCATTAGATTCTTCTGTTACAATTTCTTCAATTACTTCTTCGACATTTTCAGTAGTAAATTCATTTAATTTAATTTCTAAATCTTCAAAACTCATTCCTTCAATATCAATTGGTAAGTTATCAATTGTAAAATTAAATTTTTCTAATAACTCTTTGATTTGTTCGTCCAAAACATTACCTCCTTCTTCCATAGAATTATTTATATTATCATATTGAGTAAGAGTATCTTTTAACTCTTGCATCATAATAATAAACTTTTCTTTAAAATTATCTTCTGAAAATTTACCAGTTGTTGCTAATGCATTCTCCATACCAGTACCAAAATCTTTATTTAAAAAAGTAATTCCTTGATATCTATAATCTGCGATATTATAAACTTTATCTTTAGCATTGTAAGAATAAGAATCAATCAATATCTCCATAGATAATTTAATTTCTTTGTCTCTTTCAATAATATCTTGAGCATAATTTGAATACTCTTTCCAAATATATGCATCACAGAATACATAATTTTTATCATTAAATTTTTCAATTGTATGATTGCAATTCTCAGGCACTAATCCTATTGGAGTCTCTTTATATATAATTCTATACTCACCATTATTAACTTTATCTTCTTCTATTTCCATGTCGTGACCACCAAATTGTGGAATCCCATCTTCATCAAAAATTACATTAGCTAATATTGGTATATTTTTAATAGAATCTTTAGTTTTCTCCATATTTTCAACATCAAATTCGCTTTTATTTGGGTTAATTTGGTCGTGGCATACCCTAAGCCTCATTTTGATAAATTTATCAGAATCAAAATTACTATCTATTTCATAGGTAGTAGCAAGAGATAAATTTTGTAATTCTTGTAATTTTGACAATATTTTTCACCTCCTTTAAAAAATCATTTTATTACTAAAAACAAATTGTTTTTTATCTATTTGTTTAAAGTTAAATGTTATAGTAGGGGAGTTTTCAAAAATAAAAAAACCATTGTTCTGAGACAATAGTTTAAATCCTTCTTGAAGTAATTTATTTTTTAGTTCTTCTGAAAAACAATGAATGAATTTCAAATATTAGATGCCTCCTTTAAATCAATATTAAAATTAGACATAAAAAAAGATGTTAGTTTTTCTCTAACACCTTCAAAATTGTTTTTTAAATCAGTAGGGTAAAGGTCTATAAACTTGTAATCATCTAAAGTATTAAAATAGTTAATTTTATCAATAGTTTTTTCTTTATATTTTTTAAACATTGAATGTTTTGGTTTATTTTTATACATGCCAAAGTATTCTAATATAATTATAATATCATTATAATATATAAAAAAATCAGGTTTATATCTTCCATTATTACTATTAAATAATATCTTATCATTTTTTATTATATTATAATATTTCTTTAAAAAATTATATAAATTTATTTCCTCTTTACTATCAAATCTAATATTGTCAATATAATTAATATTTTCAATCTTTATATTTTTATAAATCAAATATTCTTTTATAATACCAACTCCACGATAATATATCATGCTTTTATGAAAATATTTATAAATAGTTTTTAAATCAAATAATAAAACTTCAGATTGATCGTTAATCACCTTATCATTAATTGCTGAATCAATACCGTTACTTATCATATCAAAACAATTATAATTCTTACTCCAAAATCCTTCTCTTACTTGTAAAGTATTAAAATTATATTCTTTAAGTTTCATCTCAGGAAAACATCTAGAAATAAAATCAAAACAAGAATGCCATTTTTTCTTTATTCTACTATATAATTTTGCATCTTTAAGTAATTTTGAAAAGAAAATATTATATATAAATTCTTTTGTTATTTGAATATTATTTATTTTTAGGTAATACTTAAAAAGCAATATATCATATTCTAAATTATAATCTGATTTGAATTTTCTAATTTTATTACTTAATAATCTTTTATAATCTATAAATACTTGATTTAAATTATGATATTCAGTTCTACTAATTTTCTTACATTTTAAATTAAGATTATTTAATTTTGTCCATATTTGTTGTCTTGTTCTTTTTAAAATATATGATAATTCAAATACGTCATTATCTTTATATTTCTCTTTTAAAATTTGTATTTCTTTTTCTGTCCAATTAACTTTATTACTCAATATCATCATCTTCCAAATTAAATTATTTTAAATTAAAAAACTGATAATTAAATCAGTCCTTGTTTGCGTTTTGTTAAATATTCACATAATGTTTCAGTTCTCATAAACACCCAACAATATTTATTTGTATTTTCATTCAATGTTCTAGCAATATATCTTTCACCAATTGATAACAATTCCTTTTTAAGTCTATTACTATAACAATAAAAAGGTTTCAAATTAAACACTTCCTTAAATTAAAATTTATCTATTATTATTTTCTTTATCTTGCGAAATTATGGTATTGTCGCTAGGGTCATCTGTTTTTGGACGGCCACCTTTGTCATCTAAATTTGAACCTTGATTCATATTTAGAGGAGGTCGCCATGCGTCTTTTGATTTAATTAGATTCTCAAAGTCTAATGTGCTATTATAATCATCTGCGTTATGTCCATTAATGCTAGTAATAACATTCAATGATCCACCAATAGAAGTTAATTTATATTCTCTGTCAAAAATTTCTTGTTGATTATACCAAGTTGTTTTCCATATATTTAATCTAAAAGTATATTTCTTTCTAAGATTAACATTGCTAATACGATAGTTAAACCAACTTTGAATCTTATCAAGCATTGAGAATACAATAGATTGTATATATATTAAATTCTGTGTTATACCAACAGATGAATTTGTACTAGAACCTCCTAATAATAGTGGATTTGCTCCTGCTTGCATATATGCCATTGATTTTGCAAATTCAGCTAAATTTGTTTTTTCATTCTGTATACTTCTAAATGGTATCTCTTTCAGAGGATAGGGTGAACCAGTTATAGTAACTTTATCAGAAACACCTGAACCTACCACATTTACCCATTGAGACACAACATCTGGCTCTACAAGGGGTATACCAGTTTCCTTATCGTGCGGAAATTCAATATTGATAAGCTTGATCGAATCATCCCTAGAACTTTCAATCTCTTCATCAACTAAATCATTCAATAAAAACAATTCAGTAAATAATTGACTATATAAAGGCAAGAAGAAAGTATCATTATCTCCACCTAATTTAATACAACATACTTTATCACTAGGTAGAGGTTGCCATTCTGGATATCTTAATCTATCTGAATTAGTTTTATATTTATTGTATAATATTTTAAATTCATCAGGATAAATATCCCATGCAAATTCAGATAATTCATTATCTCTATTTAAATCTTCAAAATATTTGAAGTTAAATTCTGCTACATATTGTCCATTTTTTATCGAATATAATCTAACATATTTTATAGGTAAATCCCATAGATAAGGAAAATTGCCATCATTCTTTTCAAAACCGCAATAAGCACCATATCTAACCAAACTTTCTATAATTCTGCGTCCTGTTTTCTTTATATCTATATTATCAATATATTTTCTAACAGTATTAAATTCATTATTAAAATTTTTTAAAAGTTTATTTATTACTTCTTGAGATTCTTCTTCAGACATTTCTTTTGAAATTTGATTATTAATTTCTTCTTTTAATTTTTGCATTGTATAAAAATCAGGTTGAAGATAATTATCTAATGTTGCCATATTTGTAGTTAGATTGACTAAAACTTTATAGATTCCTTCAGGTGCATATAGATTATCTGATAAATCCAATATCTCATTTTGATATTTTTGTGGATTAGCAAGCCATAATTTTATTTTATCAATAGTTACATTATTTAATTTCTTTTGTTTATTTTTAAATAAAACACCTATTCTTGATAGGGAAAAGTTTTTAGCTGATTCCCATGATTTTTTTAATGAGAATAGGGTAGGGGAGAGGTTTTGATTGTTTAGGTTATTTTGGTTATTGTTTTGTTCAGACATTGATAACCTCCTTTCTTATGGTATATATGTATAATTATATATACAATCTATCTTCTTGCTCTTGATGATTTATTTGCTATTGCGAAATATGATGAGGGAGAGATGTTGGTATTTTTCTTTTTCCCTGTTATATGTTTTCTTCTTACTTGTTGTAAATACCATCCTAGCATAGCCAAACAATACGCCCTATCAAAACTTATATCATTTACTTTTTCTTTAGATGTATCATATCTATAATTATCACCATTTTTATATCTATATGTATAAATTAATTCTTCTTTTGCTAAGTCAATATTTTTTAATACCAATTCTTCTTCAAAATCAAGTTTAACTCTTTTATAAACAATTTCATTTTCTTGAACTATATTGCCATTATCATCTTCTATATCGACCATTTTTCCAGTTAATGACGGTATCTGTAAATATCCTTTTGAATCATATTCACCTGTAAAAGATATTAAATCAAGATTTATCATTTCTAACAAAGCATCAAACATTTCCTTTTTATATTTTTGTGGACTTAATAATTTTAATATATTAACTGCATTTGGAAATTTTGATATATGATCTTTACATTCTTCTTTATCAATAAATCCTTTATGTTTTCTTCCTTCAGAATCATTCCAATCTTCCATAAGATAGTCAGCTATTGTAGTACCATGGCCACCAGCACCACTGTCGATCAAAATCTGTTCTATATTTTCATAATCTGGATTACCTTTACCATTATAATCCAATATCATTAATTTTAATAATGCAATTTGTTCAGGTGTCCTCATTGGAGTTTTCTTTTTTTTACCAATATCAACAAAACTAATTCCACCACAAATATTTAATTTTTCACCTACATCTTTGTCATTAATAAGTTCTGCAACCATACAAACAGAATTATTATATTCATGTGCTGGATCATAAGCAATTAAAAATTTTCTTTTTCCTTGCTCTTCGTTTTTTAATACTGGTAATCTAACTTCACTATTTCTTACAATCATTGCTCTTTTAAAAGGTTGATTATCCCCTCCATCAACAGAGAACTTGTTAAAAAATTCTCGTAGGGCTTTTTCCTTATTTTTCCTCATTTCTGCATCTATTTCATCTTTATTAATTAATGGTACAGGATATAATTTGCCATTATATGTAGCATTAATCATTATTTCACAATTTAGATCACAAACGAAATAATTTTTATCACCCATAAACATTCTTTTAGCATAATCTTTATATAATGTATAATAATAACTATCTGTACTTGATGCAGAAGAAATAAATAATCTTTGATTAGGTATTTGTTGAGGGAAAGTAGTTACATCCATATCTCCACCAAGTCTAAATGTTGAGTTTTGCAATAAAAATGGCGTTGTGGCAACTACATAATCTTCTTCAGTCCAACCACTCTCATCATACACATTGAGCGACGAGCGTTTTCCCCTATTATTTGTTATATTACCACTTAAACTTTTTACAGAACTACCATTAAATAACTTGTAATAAAAACCAGTTTGAGAATGAGTAAAACCATCTGTATTAGCAGCAGATTTAACTAATTCACCCATAAAAAAATCTGTTAAACCAGAGAAACTTGCAATTTCTTTTTTTGCAATTTGTTCAATTTTCATAAATGTATCTTGACTTTGAGCAGAAACATTACTTAATATATAACTATTATGACCACCTATTAAAATACCTTTTGACATAATAAATGGTGCAGAAAGTGTTGAATTATGAGTTATTGTATATTTATCTCCACATAAATATAAATTAGTAGGATTATCTACACTTATACATTTTGTAGCAACACTATTGATCTTTTTTATAAATAATATTTTTTTACTAAAATTATTATAATTACTATTTTTACTTAAAGGAATACTATATTTATCAAATTTAAAATTTAAAAATATATCAGATGTTTTGATATTTATTTTATTATTATTATTTTCATAAACTGTCCATAAATGATCTGCATCTGAAATTATATTTTCTTCATCTTCAAATTCTATACTGTAACAATCATGGCTAGTAAATATATCAGATATATTTATTATTTTTGTTGGATTTTTATTTTCATCAAAAACATAATCTCCTATTCGCAAATCTCTCATTATTTTAAATCCATCTGGAGTAGGAATTTTAGTATCTAAAGCTAATGCTTTCCCGCCATTCCTTGTAATACACCATAAATTATAAGGTTTTAACCAAGAATTCATAAACGCATATTTTTGTGCATCTAAAAATTCGATCCCCATAAAACGCTGACAAAAATGTATTGGTGATTTGCGACCCCATTGTATTATTTCAGCCAATTTTAAATAACCTTCTAGTTTTTTTTGAGAAATTTGCACTTCGGAGTTTCTTATAAAAAAATTCATAAGAACAAAATCACCTCTATAATCACAATTCTTTAATATCTTTAAAATTTGTAGTATTTATTTTAAGCAATCTATTATCTTCTTTTAATTTTATTAATTCATCATCTAATTTTTTAATTAAATCTCTTTGTTGGGAAATCATATCAACATAATCGTTTTCATCAAACATTAACTGATCTAAAATACTTTTATTACTAAAATCTGCAATCTGCTTCATGGCTTCGCAAGTTTCTAAATCAAATAAATTTATTTCAGCAGTAGACAATCCTATCTCATTCAATTTTTTAACTATCCCGTTTAATGTATTTCCACCTTTACTTTTATTATTATTATGATTAACAGAAATACCATTATCTTTTGCCATAGCAAGTATTGAACGATATACTTTTTCTTTTGCTTCAATTAATGATTTAACTCCACCTGTTTGTGATTGAATATTATTTACATCAGCAGTTAGCAATGATAATGCTTGATTTATTTTATCTATCTGATTAAAACTTTTAACTATTTCCACACAAACAATCAATTTAAATTTATCATCAACTGTATCCTGATCTAGATAATCAATTAACATATTGTGTAAATATTTTTGATCTATTGCGTTTTCATGTTCAAATGGATCATATCCAACCATACGAATTACATCTTCTTTGTTTTTTTTATCTTCTTCATTTGTATCTAATTTAATTTCTGTCTCAAATATATTTGTATTAGTATTAGCTTCTAATGGAGAAGATTCTGAAAATGTTTTTGAAGAATATTGTGGAAGACTGTTACATTTTTGGAAGTAGATCTGTGCAATGTTACTATTACTATTATTTGCTTGTTGTTCTGCACTATAATATAAACTTGATTCAAAATATACATCAAGCAATCTACATAAAAAATATAATGCTATTTTACAATCGTTATGTTTACCTACTAAATATGTATATAAATCTACTACACATTGACGACATACGACCATACGTGAATTTGTTGATTTTAATATTAATGAATTGGATTTGTAGTATTCTTTTTCTTGATTTTTATCAATCCCACAACAAACACATTTAAACATAACTTTTTCTTTTTTTACTTGTATAATATTAGTTGTAGCTTTTTTAGGTCTAGCAATAATAGTCACACCCTTTAATCAACAAATTTCCAAATAAAATTTTTATGTGTTTTATATTTCCCTCTACAACAACATAATAAAGTAGATTTATTTAAATTTAATACTTTCACTGCATCATCAATATTATCCCATTTTTTAATTACGTTTTTAGAATGTGGATCAATTTGTAAGACAGCACATTTTATACTATTTTCTCTTTTTGGTCTATTTATAAATGTATCAATATTAAATTCTTTAGAATAATATTCACTGGCAAAAAACCATAAATAACCTTTATATGTTTTATTAATCTTATTACAACATTTAGATATTGCTCCACAATCATAATTTAATTCTCTTTGAGCATCAATCATACTATTCCATTCACTAGTTAAATTACCTTTTAAATCAATTTGAACTATTCTTATACTATTTGAAGATTCTTTTATATTTTTCTTATGTTCATCTGTTAATTTACCACCTAATTTTCTTTCTCTCATTTTTTGTTTAGTTTTATCATTAAATTTCCTTCCTTTTTGTATTTCACTAATTTTCTTTCCACGTTTTTTAAGCATTTCTTTTTTCTTATCTTCTGGCATATTTATTAATGCTTCACTAAGTCTTTTTCTTGTTTCTTCTGAAACCTCTTTATTAAACATAGGATTCTTATCACCTATTTTTGCTTCGCTTAATTTCCTCTTAGTTTCTTCTGTTCTTTTTACTCCAGATGTTCTACCAGCAAATGGTAAAATATTATATCCTATTTTTGAATTATTAGAATTTAATAAATCCATCCAATATTGTTCTCTAATAATCAAATTATTTTCATCGTCTATAATTTCTAAAATAGAAAACTCAAAATTATCTTTACCATATTTATTAAAGGAATTTTGTAAATACCTATTTGTATGTCTATTACCATTCAAATCATTGATATGACTTTTCCATCTTCCATAAAAATAATTAGTGCTACCTACATAAAATTTATTATTTATCTTATTTGTTATTTTATAAATACCACCAATTTTATCATTATGCTTAACTTCTACTTTCTCACTAATTACCATTTATAATCAACCTCCTGTAATTTTATTCTCCTGTGTACCCATTACATATAAAAATAAAAAGAGAATACGCACAGGAGAATAGGGGAGCTACCCCTATAATTCGCATTCTCTTTAAAACAAACAATATTATATTTATAATCTCTAAACTAACTTAAAAACCAAAAAACCAAATATCATTACCAATTCTTACATTTATATCAATTTCATTTAAACTTAAAACCTTAAAACATAATAAAATCCACCTCAAATAAATAGAAGTGGATTCAATATATCTTAATCTTAATCTAAAATATTAATATCTATAAACTTTTCAATTTATCATCAATAACTTTCTCATATTCATTAAATTCATTTTCCATATTCCTAATTCCCTTCAAATGTTTAACTTCTTCATTCAAAATAATATTATCACAAGTTAATTTACAAATATCCAATCCATCTTTACTAACAGTAATAAATTTCTTATAAGGAATATCTGTTCTCCAAACTTTATGATTCCTAATCTGTCCATCATGATTCTGTTCCCATACTGCAATCTCAGTAATATAATTGTCTTTTTTCTTAATTAAATAATCAATTTCATCTCTTATTTCATTTCTTGTTTTATTATTTGCCAATGCAATATTTATTACATCATCTATACTATCATTAATTCTCATAATTTCTTTTTCATTTTCTACACCATACTCAGAATACATTAAGTTCCAATCATATTTTTTAATTAAATCTAATGTTTCTCTTAATGATTTTAATGTTGCTATATATCCATTCATAACATCATTTCCATGACTATTTCTAAGTTTAGTAAGTCTATCATTTAAATGTTTTGCCTCTTGTTTAAGATTATTAACAATTCCATCATAAAAATTATCATTACTTTTATATATTAACTCGCAAGTCTTATATTTTAAATTATCATCAATAAATATTGGAATGCC